AAATCATACACATTATACCAAACCCAGATGGAGCAGTTTGGTGGTGGATTCCCTATCTAGTCATGGCAATTATGTCAGTAGGTGTTGCACTGTTGATGGCACCAAAGACAGATGTTAACGCTACCGACACAGCATCAGGTGCAAACTGGGAAACCGCTGAGAACGTAGTTGGTCAAGGGGGTGTTGTCCCAGTCCTCCTTGGAACCAGAATGGTTGGAAGTCGTGTTGTATCTCATGGGATTGATAGCGTACTTTATGTCAGCAAGCAAATAAGACCGAACACAGCACCATAAACTAAATAAGAGGGGGGTTCACCCAATGGCAGTAGACTTAATTTCAAAGGTTAACAGACAAGTAAATACACCCCCTCTTGACGGGGTTGATAAAGCAGTGGAGCTGTATGGGAGTGTTAAGTACACACCAACAGTGTGGGGGAGTGATAGTCTTAGTAATTTTGTTGACGTGTTGTCAATTGGTCCTATAGGGGGTGTCCACGGGCTTACACTCGATGACACACCATACACCATAGAGGAGTTCCCGAGATCACAATTTTTTAGCCATAGTGGTGATGGACAAGAGGCCCCGTGGATAGGTGGTTACCCCTATACAGAGCGTACAATTTCCATAGGAAAGAATGCTGAAGTCATTGATGGTCCTGACAGTAATACCCTTAATAGTACCACATTTACAAAGAGTGTATCTGGGCTAGGGGTGAACGCTATCAAGCTAAACTTCACCACATCAGGGTTCACACATCGGGATGATCAGGGAAGAAGGAAGTCTGCAAGAGCACAGTTTAAGGTTGAAGTTATCGATGAGAACGGAACAGCCATAACAGGGTATACAGGCTATCGAGAGGTGTACTGTTGGGTCACTAACCCAACCGCTGTTCAGGTGTCTGTGTTCCCACCAGAAGGCTGGACAGATAGACAGTGGAGTTATCGGGTGACCATGAGTATTCGCTGTCATTACTTCAATACCCCTGTTTCTGGTTCATGGACATGCTCAACAGTAACAGAGCTATACAAGGATACCCAGACATACGATAAAATCGCTTTCGTTAGTGGACAAATTGTGGCACAGGATGTGAGTGGAAAAATCCCCACAAGGCTATATCTAGCAGATGGCTACAAGGTACGTGTCCCTGAGTTTGAAATGGTAGGTGGTAAGGAAGTCTTCACTGGGTTCTTTAAAGAGGAAACGTCTAATAGTCACGCATGGAATGCGATGGCTGTTATCACAGATGCACTCGTGTTCGCTGGACAACCAATTGATAAGATAAACATCAGTTCATTCCTTGAGTTTGAACGGTACTGTGCACGAGAAGTAGATGGAGAAAGAAGCTTTTCTTTTAGTCAATATATCGTGAAAGCCACCAACTATTTTAAACTGGCATCACAGATTGTTGGTGCTGCTGATGGTAAGCTTTATGAAGATACATCTGGACGTATTGGTGTACTCATCGACAAACAAGAAGACAAAAGACGTATAATCACCAACTATGATATGGTTGATGAGGAGAATAAAAGAACAACGGTTGCAGCAAGTAAAAGAACTAACTATGTTTCTGGTGAGTTTGAAGATAAGACAAACGGATATGCTAACACTATCTTACACGAGGAAGATGTTGATGCTCAAGTTCTTAACGGACTGATAAGTACAGAGCTAACACTGGATACCTGTACCAGCCCAACAGAAGCACAGCGTGTGCTGAAGAAGTTCCTTAGTGTATCTCAGGTAATCACCACAACCCATAATCTTGTGTTAGGACATAACAACGAAGATATACAAATTGGTGACATACTTGAAATCTATGATAGACACTATTCGCGCATAAACTATTGTGGGAAGACAGCGGATGGTTCTACAACAACAGTGATACAAATTGATCGTAACACACCAATTAACCTCACAGGTATTTCGTTCCCAGAAATTGCATTTGATCTTGGGACTGGTACACAACGTGCATCTATAACAGGATGGACGGCTAACAGTGTGACACTGAACACCCCTCTTCCAGTTGCGCCACAGGGGTTTATCTCATTTGGGGTACAGTCTGCAAGTAGTGATGGATTAAAGGCATCACTTGCTAAGGTGTTAAAGGTAAGTGACAGTGATAAGGGCTACACCATAGAGTGTATCTCATACAACGATTCACTACAGGCTTATGTAGAGGGTTCTGGTGAACTTATCATTAATACAGAGCAGGTGATCCCAGAAAACACGATTGATGACATACAGGGACTCTCTGTGGGTAAAACAGCAGAGGGGATCAAGGGTACATGGCTTGGTGGGGCTGGTGAGGAATATGTATACCAGTGGAGAAAGGATGGATCATTCCTCTCTAATGGAACAACACCAAACGATAATACTACAATAATATTCCCTCTCGATTTTGGAAACTATGAACTTTATGTAGCAAAAATAAACGAAGGGTTGTCTGGTGACTTCTCAAAGGTGTCATACCAGCTTTCAGCGGGTGGTGATGGATCATCAAATCTCCCAACCCCCACAAATGTAGGTGTTTTATCTGATGGCACCACATCTTCTATATATAAAGGAAGATCCTTTAACATAGGATGGGACTATGGTGTAGATCCTCACAAGTTCATCGTCAGGGTTACCCAAGGTGCTCTTAAAATAGAAACCGTGGTTGATGGTGGTACACGCTCACTTTCTTTTAGTGAATCTGTACTATCTGGAAAGTTCGGGAGTGACTTCTCTAGAAGCTTTACCATACGAGTACTTGCTGTGGATGAATCAGCAAATGTGAGTCCATCCGGTACACGTGTTGTAGAGAACCCTGCACCGTTGCCTCCAGCCTTTACAATTGAAGATACTGGTGACATCACCATGGATACAAACACGGCACCAACTGACTTTACTGGTTGTGTGGCATTTGTGTGGGAGTCAGATGACCCAAACTCGGGTAGACCAGATGATGCTGTTGAGGTTACATCGGGGAGTATTGGGTACCTATCAGTACCAGATACAGCGATCCCGTTGCAGGGTGTTGGGTACAACTTTGAAGTTATGTGGATAGATGACTTCGGGCGAGATGGTGCACCAACTACAACCAAATCAATGACATTTATTACGGGGGGTAAAATACCAACAATCCCCGAGCTGAAGTCTGCCATCCCACTAACAACAACGGGGGTTACACTACAGTTTGCCCATGATGGTACATTCCTCAAAAAGATCCTAGCAAGCTACAGAATTTCTGGCACAACCGAGTGGACAACCCTTAGTGAGGTATTTAATATCCCCTCCACAGGGAGTAGTAACTCATACAGTCTTGCGGAAGGTCTTGGGTACATCCTAGTAACAGGGCTAGTAAGAAATACCCCATACGACTTTAAGGTTGTCGCAGCAAACACAGCTAGTGCTTATACGGAAGATTCAAATATTGTCACAGGATCACCATATTCTGATACAGTGGTGTCTGAGATAGTTGACACATTGATATTAGAAACAGGATCTGCGATTGAGGATCTGAATAACTCCGTTATCGATACAGATAATAGGTTATCCGAGATTAAGACAAAGGTTGATGACACAAAGGATCAGGTAGATGCCATCGGAGAAAACCTTGGTGATCTTAAGTTAGAAATAAAAAGTGAAGCATCACGCAGAATAGAAACAGATAGGGCACTATTCAACACTACAGTGTCAGCTGTTCAATTAAGACAAGATCTGGATAATGGATTAGGTGGGGTCACAGATGCCATATTCGTGGTGGACCCAGAAACTGGTACCATAACAAACAGAGCGTTTGCTTACACGGATAGCTCTTTCTCACAGGCGAGTGCAATCATTGATGGTGTATCCGCAGAAGTTGCAATACAAGCATCACGTGTAACCACTAGTGAGTTGAGAATAACAGAGGCAGAATCAAGCATACTTCTTCAGGCGGGGGTTCTCGATCTAAAAGCATCATACACAGAGGTAGCAGCCAGCATAGCTGGTGCAGTAGAAGCTGTATTACCTGCCTACACATTTGGATTCTTTAATTCAAGCGAGGGTTGGTCAGCTGTTAGTGGATCTCTTACACAAGGAACGGGTCAGCTGTCACTAGTGGTTGGTGATATTGAAAACCAATCCCTAAATTACGATGCTGACTCAAACCCACTAATAACGTTTACCATAGAAAGGGTAGGAGGGACAGGATGGTCTGGTGATCTTGTGGTCACCACAAGTAGTGGGGAGTTTTGGTTCACAAGTGTAATCGCAGATATAGCAGCAACAGGACAGCCAACAGTTAGAACCTTGAACTTAGGTGAAGAGGCGAGCTATACTGGAATTGTTACTGGTATAAGGATCATACTGGGTGAAGGGGGTGGTGATCTATTCACCCTCTCTAACATAACCATAGGGAAACCATCAGCTACACTTGAGGCTCTTGATGGGATAACATCTCAGGTGAATCAGCTTGGAATATCCCTTGATGCTATTGATGCAAGTCTTTCTAGCTATGTTAACACAACATTTTATGATAACAACTCTGTAACATTCAACAATATATCAACAACCCTTGATGGTGTTGATGCGATAATAAGCCTTAAAGCTTCACAACAAGAACTAGATGCCAGTGGAGCAATCGAAAAAGCTAATAATGCTGCAATTTGGATTGATGCTAGTGATGCAAACATAACTCAGGTAGTTAACAACTATATAGCGGAATCGGGTGGTATTAATGATCAGCTTGATGCGGTAGATGTTCAGTTTACTAATGTACAATCTGAGATTGACGCTGCGACTGGATTGGTAAGAGATCAGTCAATATCTGTTAATAGAGCAATCAATAAAGGTAAGGATGTAGAGAAGAACGCATTTTATACAGCAGAGCTCCAACTCAGACAACAGAAGAATACGCTTGAGATAGGCGAAAGTCTCGCTACGGCCGATAGGCAGCTACAGGCGGTAACCACAGCTCAATCAGCCACAGCACAGGAAGTACTTGATCTTAAATCAAGTGTTGGATCAGAGGTTGGACAAATAAACTCATCCATCTTCACACTAAATCAAACACAGGCGTTTCTCTCCACAGCAACAACAACACGCTTCATAGAACTCAATGCCCTAGTTGGAGATAATACAGCTGAGATTGTGGATGTGAAGCAATTGGTGGTTGATGAAGGTGAGGCGAGAGCAACAGCTATACTGGACATAAACACAGCAATTGGTGATAGCGATGCAAGGGTTCTTGCGAATAAAGAGGCAATCTCTACAGAGACAGAATCTAGGGTTGCTGCACTGGACTCACTATCCACCAATCTTGGGGACGCAATATCTAGCTCTGCTGAGACACTCCTTCTTGCCATATCGACAGAGGAAGATGCAAGGATCAGTGCTGTTTCAACACTAACAACCAATGTTGGTGATAATACATCAGCGATCATCGATAATAACAACCTTATAACAGATGAGTCTACGGCCAGAGCTGATGCAGTGTCAGCAATAACTGTACGGGTTTCGGACAATGAAACTGATATCATCAGTATCAAGCAGGCGGTTGTTGATGAAAACGAGGCAAGAGCAACATCATATGATTCTCTCTTAACGAAGATTGGCGATAATGAGTCAGAGATAACAAGTGTTGCAACTTCTGTCACAACAGAAACAACAGCTAGATCAGATGCAATCACACTGCTTTCCTCACAAGTAGGTGAGGATATTGCCACTGTTGATAGAGCAGCTAAATCTGCCATAGGCTACTGTACTATTGGTGGTGTGGTATCGGGACACAACACAAAGACCACATGTGAGTCCAGTGGTGGTGTGTGGACAAACTCTCCACTGGCAGAGGCTGTGACAAATGTACAAGTAAGTTCTGGCGGTAACACAGCAACGGTTGGAAGCTTCTTCGGTGCATTCTCAGACCTTGAAGGGCAAGTAACAGGAAAAGCTGTGATGGGTGTGACAACCAATGGCGATTTCACAGGAATGGAAGTGATTGGTGGGACATCCGTGAGCAAGATTTCATTCAAGGGTGATGAGTTCGAACTTAAAGATACCAGTGGTGTATCCGCAATGAAGTACTCAGCAGCAGCGGGTGAGTGGGTGTTCACAGGGAGACTCGTTATCGGTGGATACTCAGTTAGCTCCGAGGCCGACATACGAGCATTAGATGGTAAGGATGGTACCGATGGGAAGGTGGGTGTGTCTATCTCAGCAACAGTTTCCTACAACTTTATAGGGACAAATGATGGGTGGGTAGCAAACAGCTCAACAATAGTAAACGGAACATCCTCTGCAACGTACACAACCACAGGTACTGATCCAAACTTAATCAAGAATGGGCTACAGATCCATGGTGCAAGTGACTACCTAGTAACCATACGGGTAAGGTGTACAAGCGGGGATATTACCAACAACAGGGTTGATATATTTTATGTAACCACATCTCATGGGTATAGTAGTTCATACCTGATGAGGGACTCATCTGCATCTGCATCTTTCGTCCAAAATGAGTGGATTACACTGACCTACGATATGCGTGATCTGACGAACGGGGGTTCTGACTGGGAAGATAGTCTGATAACAAGTATAAGACTGGATCTCACAAATGATACAGGATCAACGTTTGAAATTGACCATATATCTGTTGGGAGGTATGGTGCAAGTGTAAATGGTGTAGATGGTGCAGTAGGTGCAGTAGGTGCTGGGTTTTATGGTGGAACATTCTCTACCATTAGCTGGGTAACTGCAACGGCAAATAGTCGATTCACAGCACTTGTTAACAGATCACCTGTCAACCTTGATATCTTTACACAAACAAGATCTGATGGAACAGCTTCTCAGGCCAGACAGTACAACGGAGGATCATGGACAACTGTGGCCCTGCAGGTTGACGGGACGATTGTTGCCAAAGGTACAATAGCCGGAGATAGGTTGGTAGCAGGGACAGAAATAACCGCACCAAATATAATTGGCGGCAAGTTGGCAACTGCATCAGGAACTGGCACAAGGACGGAAATCTATGATGATGGTACATATCTGATTTGGTCTGGATCTGGAGCAAAGACTGATGCAAATGGAAAGTTCTGGGTTAAAAATGATGGCACTGGATTTGTTAGTGGAAGTTTCTTCTCTGGACAGATACTAGAGTCAAAATTCTCATCAGGAACAACAACAGCATCTGTATCTCATAAGAGCGCTGGCAATGACGTAGAAGTGACTGTAACCAGCAACGGAACAGGGTATCTTGTTTCCTCATCACCACCTAGTGCTGTTGGTACAACAACCCATACAAGAACATATACCATAAAAAGGGGTACCACAATTGTAGACTCTGGGATCATCACTGTGACACGAGTTGTTGAATATGACCCTGAGGGTGGTGGTTCTTACTCAACACGTGATTCTTATAGCTACACAACAACGTATATAGACACCACAACAAGCAATGCCACATATACCTATAGTGTTACTGTGCAAACCATGCTATTATCCAGTGCAACACAAAAGACAAGTATAAAAACATTCGAAAACATACTTGGATAAACATTGGAGAAATATATGAAAAACACAATAAAGACAGCAGCGATACTTACCACCCTCCTTTTAGCTGGTTGTGCAACAACAGCAACAAAAGAGATAAACAGAGAGGGGGTGGTTCTTCAAATAACAACACATGTATACAGTGGGGTGGGTGACTTAACAAAAACCACCCATGAAAAATCGAAGGGGTTAAATGGCGAGGCGGTATACTCATTACATGACAACGTATGTGACATATCTGTGAAAACGGGTGGTATTATAGAGGTTGATGGTTCTTTTGCAAAAACACTAGGGCATGAGCTGATGCACTGTTTATACGGTGCGTATCATGATTAATAAAACAACCACATGGATGTGGTAAAATAAGGAGGAGGGTGTATGTCTTGGTTTAAAGCTACATCAGTTACAATAGCAAATGGTGGAACAGTTGTCAGTGTAAACACAGGTGATGATCTATCAATAGCACAAGAGTCAGGTGGCTTGGTTATAGGGCAAAACCCACCTGTTGAAATAAAAAGAACCTATCTAGATGGGAGTGGAAATAAGAAAATAGAGCTTATATCACCATGGGGGTTTTCCACCCAAACAGCACAGCCAGCTGTTGCGTTCCCAACAGATGGTGATCTAGCAGCAGCAACAGCTGTCCTCCGTGGGCTGATAGATGGCCTAACAACCGCATCACAAGTCGTTGCAGAGAGTGGGACAGACAACATACAGGTGATGACCCCCCTAAGAGTAAAGCAGTCAATACAATCTGAAGTAGGAGGGGGTCCTTCAGATCTTGTAAACAATACAGGTTTGGATGAAAAGATTCTCCAGTCTGAGACAGATGGGTTTGGTTCTGTGAGATTCTCGAAGATAGATAACCCGCTCCTTCACTTATTTAAGAAAAATAACATGATGGTGACACCCAATGTCAATCTCCTAGCCACAAGGGAAAGTGGTGCAACATACATAGACAGAAACGGTATGTTGAAATACTCACCAAGCCCATATGCAACCAATCTTATTAAACGGAGTGAAGACCTAAGTGATGCCATATGGGGAAAGGCAGGTGGTCCATCCATCGTCACAGGTGTGGTAAAAAATCACAGAGGTGTTGTGCTTAGTGAGGTTTCGGACTCTGATGTGGGTGTTGTTTCATACATAGCACAGGATGTATCTGTCACAGCAGGTTCAACATATACGTTCTCAGTTTACACGGTGCAAGGGTCTTCTCCTCAATTTAAAGCGGGGATTCTCTATACAGGAAAGGCTGTGTTTGTGACAGGAGATAGTCTCGGGATAAGGGAGTTTGACACACTTGCAACGAGTAGAAGAGTAGAGCGGTTTGGTGATGAGGTGGTGAGGATATCATTCTCCTTTGTTATCCCAGCGGGTATCACGTCTGTTAGCGTAAGGGGTTATGGCAGTTCAGGTAACTCCGCTAGTGATGTTGGTTCAAACTTCTATGGTGGGTTCCAGCTAGAAAAAGCACCAACAGCCAACGGGTATGTGAAAACAGTGGATACAACACCATTGGCAGGGTATAGTACAAAAGGTATTACACAACTAAGAGAAGGTCCAGATGGCTGGGTTGTTGAGCAAGCATCAACAAACATCTTATTACAGTCTCAAAAAATGCAAACCACTCCATGGGAAACTGGTGGGGGTGCCAACCACGCAACCCTTATAAGTTCCACGGGAATTGCACCTGACGGTTCTTACACTGCTGAGCTTTATGAAGACTCAGATACGGTTAGTAGATATGTGCGCATGACGTTTCAGTTGGCAGATCCAGATCTAGATAAGACAGCATCATTTTTTATAAAAGCTGACACTTCATCAGTAGTTGGATTAAGGATGGCATACTCGGGTGGAAGTGCAAAGTTTAGAGCACTATCATTTAACACAGTCACGAAGCAATTTTCAGAAGCTAGTGGTGACTTGACAGATCTGTCATGGGGTTATACTGAGTTAGCAAATGGCTGGTTCAGACTTTGGATGACCGTATTGGGTGGGTACGACAACACATCATTTGATTTCAGGGTGTATCCATGTGATACAGGGAATGCAAATGCTGTAGGTAGAGCATATATATGGGGTTGCCAATTAGAATCAACCAGTGATCAAACATCATATATCCCAACCACCACTGTGGGGGTTACGAGGGCATCTATGTATGTTGAAATCACAGAGATCGAGGACTACATTATACCGGATGGACCATTTTCTGTTTCCGTAAGAACAAAGATCCCAGTGACAGGAAGGCACTCTCCTTGGTCATTTGGTTCAACAGGGTTGGCACTCTGGAGATATAATAGAGATGGGTCCATAGCAGTACAGGGGGTTGTGCCACAACTACAGACCTCAGGTTCACAACCAACCGAGTATGCAGACTATCTTGTAATAAGGGATGCTAATGATGCGGTATTCCTCTACATAAATGGTGAGGTTGTTATTACAAGTGACAGATCTCTGTCCAACAAGATCGTTGGACCACTAAAAATAGGAAGGGTGGCTAACAGTGGACAAAACGAGGCACCTCTTAATGCCAGTGTGTTAGATTTTAGAATATACGATTTTGCTCTCAACAAATCTGAGGCAAAATTCTTATCAGGGGGGTAGATGAAAAACCTTATTACATACGTAAAAAATCTTGATGATTTCAGATCTGAGGGGCGGGCTGTGTTACTTAATAAAGATCACCCCGCAAACCATCTGTTTTCAGATGATATTGATGGTGGGGTGATCTTCTCGGTCCTAAAAACCCCCGTTGTTAAACATATTGGTGGTGGGACTCTCTCACTTCTAAGGGGGGTTAGTGAGTCTGACATCTCAAACCTAAGCACTATAGAAGTTCTTGGGTGGGAAGATCCATATGGCGAGTTCCAGTTCAATGAAGGTGGGAGGGAGGTGTATGAGTCGGTGCATGACGTATCAACAATATCCACAGTTATTGATGGGGAAATCTGCTACTACACGCCTCCATACAAAATAGGCTCATTCTCTTAAAGGGATGTGTGGGTGGAAACACCCACTACACAATATATTCAGGAGGTACTACATGTCAGAACTGACAGCAAGTTTTACAACAAAGTTTTATTTAGTAGGTGACGCAACACCAGAGCCTATTGTACTCGACCAGCGCTATCGACAGCTAACGGTCACGGTACAACCATTCACACCAACAGTGCCAATTACAGACCCATTTGATGATGTTTTTAACGCAGCAACAGCGATTGCTAAGGGTTCAATGGTAGGGACAGTACAGCTACTGGCACGACCACCACGGACATTCGAGGACTATGAACTGACTGACGGCCTTATTGACCTGTCAGCACCCAGCTTTATTTCTATCTCAACACCAGTGACACATATCACCCCTGTGTTTGGTGGAATCTCTGGGTCAACCCACGTGGCAATCACTGTCTCAAACTACCCATAGGGGGATGGCTATGTATAATAGTAATTCAGGGTTTGGGGTTGCAGCTGGGTTTATCCAAACAACAAACTTCCAAGTGCAGAGTCTTTTTTGTGGGGTGTATGGTGGTGGAGGTATCATCAATTACTTATATGGCATTTCCACAAGTGGCAGTTACATCGCGTTATCCACAAACACGAGAATGCTCACAGGCGATAAGCTAATCCTTAAATACATAGCGCCAACAGATCGATTTTACACTAGCGCTTCTGACGGGTTTAGTTTCTTAACAGATGCTGCCACTGGATCAAGTAGATTGGGTGTGGCGTTCAACAAGTCATCAAACTACTGGTGGACAGCTAGCAACCCTACATTAAAGCTAGATGGTGTTGAGCTCGTTGGTTCTAACCCGATCCCGCTAGATGGTTTAGAGCATGAGTTAGAAATAACAGCTACACAGACTTGTTATGTGGGTAATATTGGCGCTCGATACAGTAATGATCAATTAGGTGGTGTTGATATATTTGACGTTAGAATGGTCAGAGCAGATGGCAATATTAATATTCCGCTTAATGACTCTGCCGCAGGAGCTGTCCAGCCATCGTCAACAGCATTAACTGCAACTATTACAAATTATGACGCAGCCAATTGGTATGATTACACCAAGTTTGTTGTAGATAATAACCCGTACAAATTCATTGAGTTTGTTGGTTCGTCCACATCTTCGCGCTCAATTGCTGGTAGAGAAGATACTGATGATATGCGTTACTTGCTTCGCGAGTATGGGGTTTACACTACTGTGCTTGACACCACATCGCCCGGTACTGATGCGGCTAACCACAACTCTACACTAATGCCAAGCGCGGTATCTACATTCGGCACGCTAGCTGATGTACTTTGTTATTACCAAGCTCCGTCTAACTCGGTGGATTACGTGTATTCTGATGCAACGCCAGCGGAACTAGCGGCAATCGAGTCTGATATTGTTGGTGTGTTAACTCAAGCGGTTAACACTGGATGGACTCCGTTCATATCCAACCTTAATACAACCCCTAATAGTGCAGGTAAAGAAATCCCAAGCTGGAATAGTCAATTTATACTCCCAATAGCTAAAGCGAATGCACCGCTGTCAGTGTATTCCGATGATAGTTTTGTCCAAGATTATTATACCGCATCAGCAGTTGATAACTTTTTGTTTAGTGATGAAGACAGTATACACTTAAAGAAGATATCTGGTGATAGGGTGTACCGTCAAATTACGGCTCCAAGCATTGCTAAGATGCTCGGCAAGTTACCATCGACATCACTTGCGGGTCGCAGGGTCATGATCGCTTGGGGCGGCAGTACACAGGCTAATTGGCGCACTGTTGATAAGGTCTCAAGACTAGCAACCTCAGTTGACGCAACTGTAGCTATCCCCGCTAAGGCATTCTCGGCTTGTGTTGTGGATTCAGACACTGGTGTGCCAATTCCTTGGCTATACGTAGCGGTCGAAGGTCATCAAACATTCAATACCGTTGGTGGTAGTGGCAACGTAGGTAATACTTCGTCAAGTTATCTTAATAACATAGCGCTGGCAGGTAACTTTAGTCATGATGCTACTTACGCAGGTATGAAAATCACTATTGGTAATATCTATGACATAGCTTTGCCAAATGCTACCGTCATAATTGCTGCGTCTAGTAATATTTCTGATTCGGTGAGCAAAACGGACTGGACAGCTAACGGTGAAACTAAGCAGGTTAACGCTGCGTTAGTACCCTGTGGTTCGGCCACATTTAATAATGTACCTGCCGTAGATAATAAGATCGTGATCAATGGAGTTATTGCTTCGGGTAGCACGAAAAGTTACTTATCGGCAATTGAAATACAATTTAGTTAATTTAGATGCCGCCTAACTAGCGGCCAAGCTTTCAACTACCACCCCCACAACACCCGCAATAACTATCCCACCATACACACTTGACCTAGTCTGCATGGTGGGTCCTATAATAAAAATAACAATAATAACACCACGGAGGTGAATTTGGATGGATCAAAGTTTGAATGCTGCCCAAGCAGTTAACATGGTAGATATACGGAATATCTTCTGGATACTTGGGCTTATGGCTTCTGCTGGAGCAGGGGCGATCACAGGTATTTTGTGGGTAAACAAACAAATATCCCAAACCCGTACTCAATTATACGGAAGGATAAATAGAGAAGCCGATGCCACGGATACCAAAATTGAAAGTGGTAAAATTCTCATGAGTATGAATAAAGAAAAGATTGGTTTATTAGAGCTATCTAATAAACACCAAGAGTCTCGGTTGGACGGTTTAGATGAAAAGATAGACAATGTACAAAGCGAGGTAACTGCAACTAAGGAGAAGGTGGTTGAGATGAATCTTGCAATGCAAACCAACCAGTTATCCATCATAGGTGAGATACGATCAATGGGTGATAAGTTCACCAGTGAGCTGGATAGGATGGGTCGTGACATCAAGGTTGATAAAGATACTAAGTAACTGGTGGGCACCAGATGGGACAGAGTACTACCAGAACCGTGGTGCCCATAACAAATAGAGGAGTTCGTATGAAAATGTTAAAAGGTCCAGATGGTGGATACTCAATTGTACTTATTGGTGTATACCTCAGTATAATCATGGGATCTCTGCTAGTGTTGGCTGGAAGTGTGGCGATGCTGATGGGGTCAGGTGGATCAGAACTGGCCATTACAATCGGTGCTGGTCTTCTGGGGTCAAGTGCGGTGGCAAAGGTTGTCCAAACAAAGATGACAACAACACAGTAGGGAGGGTTACTATGTTTACTAAAGAGGAGTATGAGAAGGCTGAACGCTCTCAGACGCTACACAGAAGCATGAATACAATCTTGCTTGTACTTGTATTGATTTTAGGTTTCTTCTTCGTCAAGAGTGAGGTACAGCCTCTATATCAAGAAATCACAGGTGTTACAGAACAACGTGCAATTGAGAGTGAGATTGTCCAGATTGTAGAAGATGAGGGTTACAAGCGCTGTGTTTACAAAGATAGTCTTGGTCTTCCAACTGTTGGCTTTGGTCACCTTATGCTACCAACTGAGACATTCAAGTGTATTGATTCACACTATGCAGTAAAGTTGCTTAGAAAGGATTACACGGATGCCCAGCTAGATGTAGAAACCAGATACCCATGGGCAGACAGTGATGTGAAGTTGGTACTAATCAATCTTACATTTAATATGGGATCAACACGGCTATCTAAGTTCACAAAAACCCTCTCACATTTGAAAGATGGTGAGCATGACTTGGCTGCTGGTGAGCTATTAGATAGTGTTTATGCTCGTCAGGTGCCACGTAGGGCATCAATGATGGCTGCTAGGATAATGAGACTACAGCAATGAGAAAGTACCTTACAATAGCATTGGTGGCCTTGAGCCTATGTTCTTGTTCCGCACTAGATGCCATGAACATTCTGAACCCAGATAAACCATCTGTTGAAGTGAATGCTAACGTAGGTAAAAATGTAGAACAAGAAAAGTCTAACATAAAAATAGAACAAGGAACAAAACAGGTAAAACAAGATGCAGATACTATCAGCAATGATACAGCGTATAAAGCAGATGTGATCAACCAAATCACACAAAACATCCCCGTAGAGTACATCATTATAATGGTGTTCCTTGGTGGATGGGCAATACCAAGCTTTAGTAGTTGTGTCAAAGCAACTAAGGATTTTACAGCAGATGTTCTGAAGTCCCTTGTTGTAAACCCCATCAAGGGTTTAGCAAGCTTCATTCTCCAGCTTAAAAATGGTTAGTAATAGTAGTAACAAAAAGCCCCACAAACCTTAAATGGTCTGTGGGGCTAGTTTTTCGATTTGGTCATTTACAGACGAGACAAGATCCAATTTGATAACCCTAACCTGCTCTCAACAAACCAACCCTCAAAACACTCGTACATAGTCTTAGGTGTGAATAATGGGTTGTCCCAAGGGTCAAGGGCAACAATCACAACTAACAGCATAACGTTGATTGGCAACCACAATACCAACGTCAGCAAGGTGCATGTAATTAATAAAAATATATTCCAGATATTCATCGTGAGTTTCTCCACTGTTGTCTTTTAGCTACACGGCTTCCACGTGTGGAACGGCCATTAGATGATGCCTTGCAATCATGATCTCGAATACAGTCATCAAACGCCTTTGCAGCTCTAGCTATGACTACCTCTCCGTGAGATATGCTGGCCAATAGTGCTACTGATGCAACCATCGATAGTTGTGCTTTTCTCATGATAACCCCTTAATACCTTTATACTGGTAGTACATCATCAGTAGTACCTCCGGTGTTTTTCCCTTATCAAACTGTATCGCAAGACGGGTTGCCTCAAATTGATCTCTTGTGTGATACCCGTGAAGAACAACAGTGGTGGGTACGGTGCTTCTACTGCGGAAGAGTTCTGATACCCGAAGTTCATCACTCCGTATTAAAACCCACTCTGTCTTAGAAAGTGCACCACCCTGCTGTATAAAACGGTGAGCGGCTGATGTTGGCTTAAGCTCATTTGAAATAACCAAGATTGGGCCATTCTTGCTCAAATCACACACCATCTTGAAAAACTCTGTCTGATCACAACGAGACTCTGCCTGATTATAACCTATAACATCAGTTACTGCACAACCA